ATACTTCGTTATCAGACCAGGATAGATACCCTCTTAAACTTTCAGACCTAATTATATCTTCAGTTAACCCAGATCATGCACCAGAAAAGGTAATCTGGTCTTCTTCTCCCGAATATGTCATCAAAGAACTTCCTTGTGTAGGCTTTAATGGTGATCATTTCTACCGACCTGCCCAACAATTTGGTGATTGGATTGAATATACAGGCTCAGTGATGTTTGTAGACCCCTCAGGGAAGGGTAAAGATGCTACAGGTTATGCCATAGTGAAAATGTTAAACGGTAATCTATACGTTCCTGACGCAGGGGGACTAAACGGTGGTTACTCTGATGCAGTTTTAACAACTCTATCCAAGATAGCCAAGACCAATAAGGTAAATACCATCCTCGTTGAATCAAACATGGGTGGAGGTATGTTTGCAGAACTACTAAAACCCTTCCTTATGAGGTATCACCCCTGTGAAGTCAAAGACGTTCGTAACACTAAGACTAAAGAACTAAGGATTATAGACATCCTTGAACCTGTAATGAACTCTCACAGGCTGATAATAGACCGCAAGGTAGTAGAGAAAGACTATAGATCCAACCCTAACGAAGCTCCAGAACGTAAGTTAAAGCTACAACTCTTCTATCAGATGTCTCGTATTACAAAACATAGAGGTTCTCTAGTACACGATGACATATTAGACGCTTTATCAGGAGCAGTTGCTTACTGGACTGAATATATGGCTCAAGATGAAGATCGTAATATAAGATCTCGTAAGGATGAACTCCTATCAATTCACCTAGATAACTGGGGTTCCTCTATAAACAACACCGTTACACAAACTGCACTAGGTTTAACACCCACACAGATAAGAAATTCTAATACCTCTAACGATGGTTTTATAAATAAATCTTATTAGGGACCAGTAGTGAAGAAATGGGGGGATAAAGGGGGGTTCCAGCGTATAGTTCACACAAAAGATACGACCACAGTCACAGAAACACACAAAGTCACAGAATCCCACACAGAACAGCAGCCCACAGCATTACCTATTAGACTAACAACCATAGGTCATTACATAAGACCTACACAGACCCCTATAGATCACTTCTGGGCAGATCTATAGGGGTTCTTATAGTTATCCTATAGATATCTTATAGATATCTTTTAAAATAATTTTGGAACAAAAATTTGAAGGGTTTACGCATATATATAAAATCTATTTTTACCCCTTATATATGACTTTTTTTGTCAATTTATAGTATAACTAGGCTTTTTATTTAGTAGTACTGTCATATGGACAGAGCTACAGTATAGATACTGACTAGGTTCCTGGACTAACTAATAGTATTTTGGACAGAATTGGACAAATAATTGGACTATGGGGACTATATAGAGGTCTATTGTTACAAATTGTTAAGTTTATTTGTATTTATTATTTATCGATAACCACCACTAGTAATACTGTATCCAGTACTAGTTAACTAATAGATAACTAATAGATAGTTAGTACTAAATCCCAGAAACTAATTAATCAAATGATTACTGCAACAACTTTCAAAGAGAATCTAGAGACTCTTTATAATTCACTAGAGAGAAAGGAAAGGGAACTTAATAAAGTTTCTAGTATTTCTTTCTATTGTCTTAAAGAGAATCTAGAGAATAAAGAAGAGATTCAAACTTTTATTATGGATCTTCATAATGAAGAATCTCCTAATGATTGGAGATATGACATTATCCATTCAATTTTAGAAAGTTTAATAAATAATTATGATGTTAACAATGAAGAAGAAGCAGAAGAGCATATACATTGCATCTGTGATTCTCTAGTTAATGTTTATAATTACGGATTGGCTAAATGGTTATGTGAAGACGTGTCCAGGGGATACTTTGAAGACCTTCCAAGCCTTGGAGAAGATGATACAAGTATCTACGGAATAATTATGAAGAGACAGTATGAAGAAATTTATACGATGGCTTCAAAGATTATTAATTATTGCATAGCTTAGAAAATCCCTTAAAGGGTCTACGGACCTTTTAAAGGGTTCTCTTAATAAGTGAACCTTAGTAGTTCTTTAGAGCTACGAACAACTGCCCAGTTATTAATTATTATCATGCTTACAAAGCTTGAGAAAAAAGAATATAGAACGTTAGGAAAAATTATTCTTAATGGTTCTATTGATGAGGTCAACAAAATAACATCACGTTATTTAGAACTTAATCAAAAAAGATATAACCCTTTTTATGAGAGGGTTACAAAATGAAATTAGAACCTACAAAAAAATATAAGGTTATAGACGATAACCTTGTTAATGGTTTTATTGTTGTAACTGGTAAACAGTTAGAGCAATTTATAAAACAAGCACATGATGACGTTATGAGGTTAAAGAAATGACCTCTAACAATCATCAAGAAGAGAGTCTTAAAGCTGCTAAACGTGCAGAGATTGAGAGACTATGGTTTAACCAGGAAGCTACTAATAAGGAGCTACTGGAAGCTTATAAAGCTCTTGATGTTAAAGAAGAAGACAAGCCTAATTAATTTTAGGCTTCTTTCTTTTTTTTATTTTTTTATTGTTGTTAGTTGCTTATTATCCTTAGCAAAATCTTTAACGAACCCTTTAAGAATTTTTTTAATTCAATTTTTAACAGGTTCTTTATGAACCTAGTCCTAGATTATTAATTTTATGAAACTTTGTAGCAATCAGAGTATCCCTTTGGAATATTTAAAGGGAGCTTGTATCTTTTTATCCGATGAGGATGAGGGGAGGTATATAAAAGACGTAATAATAGATCTCAATAAACATTCTTTAATTCTTATTGATGAGAATAATGAAGGGATGTACTGGGAAAGCTTACGCAATGCGTCTATCCAGTTCCAGGGGGGAAGATAGATGCCTAAAACTAAGAAAGAAAAGTGGATTATTAAAGAACGTGAAAGACTTTTAAAAGAACATCACGATTATTTAGAGGTAATCAGAAGAAATGAAGATTACATTCAAAACAATTTATGGCAGATAGGCTTATTACACGCTCCATTAAGAACTTTAATGAATCAATATTGTTTCTTTAAAGATCATAGTTTTGATGATGATCAAATTGAGATAATGTCTGCTTGTACAGGAGAGAGAACAGATAGGAATCCTGAACATACTTTGTACTCAGAGATTAAGTTTGGGATGAAAGTTCTTAGAAAGGAGCAAGAACGTCTTACAAATGAAATTGTTGAATATCGTCAGCAACTTAAAAAGAGAGGTGATGCAGCAGATTCTTATAAGCTTTTCTTACGTTTACAAGATGATGAAGTCTTATCTAAAAAATATGACCAGGAGAATAGCTGATGTCTGATTATCCGTACAACCTTACAGCCATAGCTACGCATTTAAGGGAGCTAACTAAGTCTATTGCTAAGAAATTAGACATAAGTGAGGAAGATGCCTGGGATCTTTGCATTGAAAAACTAGAATATAAGTTTTCGTCAATGAAAAGGGAGGATGACCAATGAGTTATTCAATAAGAACTAGGCTGCATCATTGGATTGAACAATGCCCTTGTACTAATTTTTTAGTAAAGAATAAAAAAGAACAAGAACAAGTTGATGGTATTTGGTATGACGTTGTTGTTGTTGAATGTCTTGTAAAAGCAGAGGAACAAAAACCATGATCCAATGTGAAAAGTGCGGTAGTGACAGAACCGAACAATCTGATACAAGGCAACGTCCTAACACTTTATATGTGTGGAGAAGAAGAACTTGTAAAAGTTGTGGTTACAAATTTACAACAAGAGAATACAGACTAGGAGATCTTACTAAATTAATAACTGAGGACAGTGATTTAATTGCTGACCAGGTTACTGAAATTGTGGAGGATCTTATTTGATGGCTGATGTAATTAACCTTACTAAATACAGACATGATCGTGAAAAAGCTATAGATGAACGTATTGATAATGCTGAACGCAGAATTAAAGAACTTCATTTATTAATTTACGCATGGAAGTTGTTGAAACATGAGTAAACAACAACAGGTAGAAGATGAAATGTGTAGTCGTGGCTATGATTCACGACAAAGAAAAGTACAACAGAATATAAGTAAAGGTAAAGA